CAGACCTGCGCGGCCCCGCTTGATTTCATCGTCGACGTACTGCTCGGCCTTCTCGCGTTTGCGGGCATCCCGTTCGGCGTTCAGATTGGTCGTCAGGGTGCTGACTTCCGCCTGGAGCGCGGTAATCTCGGCGGGCAGCGCTTGTCCGGCCTTGGCGGCTTTCGCGGCGGCAATGACGCTTGCCACCTCAGCGCCCTGAGCGACGCCGAGGGCGAGGCTGATCTCGGCCACTGCCGATTGAAGTGCGGGAAGGGCTTCGTCGGGTTTTTTGCCGAGCAACTCCTTCACCTTCGCCGTGACATCCTCGTCGGACGCCGTGGCGGGCAGGCCGAGAAGCTCGGCCAGCATGTCTTTTAGCGCCATTGCGCTCTCCTCTTGATGCAGTGCGACCATGTCGCGGAAGTTGGGGTTGTTCACGAGCGAAGCCCGCAGGATGCGCGAGACCTTCTTGTCGGTCCGTCCGTGACCAACGACCGGTGATACAAAGCGGTAAGCTTTGCCCTTCACCAGACCCGAGCCATAGTCGGTCCATTCAATTTCGCCCCAGATGCCGTCTTCACGCGCTTGCAGCGCGGTGATCCAACCGACGGCGGGGGCCTCTCCGCCCTTCGGGGCGGCAAGATCCGTAGAGTGGTTCAGATCGACCACCAAGCGGCCATCTTTCAGGTCCGCCATCGAAGCGCTTACGATTTCATCGAGGTTCTCCGCAAAATAGGGACCACGGGTGTCCGTCGTCTCAATCCGCCCCTTTGGAAGCAGATGGATATGCGTCGGCAAAGCGTCCTGCGCTGATTGCAGCGCAATTCCGAGACCGAATGCAGTGTTAAGACGGGGCTGTGTCATGCCGGAACAATGCCCGGCGGCGCAGCGCCAAAACATCCGCAAGCCCTTGCGGGGGTGCGGCACTATGTCGCTGTCTTAAGCTGGCCCTTCAGAGGGCAATCCGTCAAGCCCTCGCATTCCCCGCGATGATCCGTTGAAGCCAGCTGTCGAGAACACTGACAATTTGGTTGCTGTCCTGCCGACCAAGTCCGAGGAATGGCCGTGCCGGAATGTTGCCCCATGGAATAGGTGATCCGCGCTTGTTTGTCCCAAACGCCCCTTTCCTCGCACCGATCTGCTGCACAGCGGCATAGATCATGTTGGATCCGACCGCCGCGACGTCCTGACTGTGAAAGGAGACGATCTCGTTGGACAGTCGCTTCGACGGGCCAAACAGGGGACGGGTGTCGGTCGTCTTGTTCCGCTTTTTGCCATCTCCCCTTCGTTGGGCTTCGATGGTCGCCAATGACTTTGGCAGCCAGCGCTGCCCGTCCGGGGAAACGCCTTTGGCAAAACGGTCTTTGGTCTGCGGCAGGAGCAGTTCCGCGATCTGGGCGTGGATCGCGGATGGATTGTTCAAAGCTCCGTTCAGACGACCAAAAGCGGCTCTTACGTCGGCATCATCGACCTTGATCCTGAATGTATTAGCCACCCGTCATCAGCTCGTCGGTAAACCGGCGGATATTCTCGGGCAGCGACTTCAGGAAATCGGCACGGACCTCGCGCGGCCAGCCATCGATCTGCTTCGCGAGAGCGTTGACCAGGTCACTGACAGCCTTGCCCGGCGCATGACCCCAGCCTTTGTCGATGCCCACCTGCGCGCCGGTTTTCGGACTGATGGCGTTCCAGTCGGGTGGCAACTGCAGGCCGGGTTTGCCGCCGACCGCAATTGCGGCTTCGAGTGTGAATGCGCCGACCACGTAGCAGGTGCAGCCCCAGCCGTTCGGCGGCGCGTGCTGGATCCAGAACGGGTGATCGGGCGGCAGGATCAGCCCGTCCCAGTCCAGGTGCTGTAGGCGCGGTTCAAGCGCGTTGCCGTGCCGATACACGAGAAACGGAAATCCGGCCTCGATCAGTTGCGCCCACCGTCCGGACGCATAGCTGACCGAGCAGTTCGTGCGGTAGATGACCTTGGTGCGCCACGCTTCACCGGCTTTGGTCCCTTCGCCAGTCCAGCCATGCCAGCCGTTCCGCTCGATGATGGTCCGAAAGTCGCGGCGGAATTCCTCGAGTGATGTGCCCTCCGCAATGGCTTTGTCGACCGCTTCGGACAGGTCGGTCAGCAGCTCGGCTTTCAATGCTCCCGCCACCATAAAAGCCCGATCATGCGCGGAACCGCTGATGTCATCCCAGCGCGCGGTCGGGACCTTGTCCTTCAGGCGCAGGCGGAACGCTACGATCTGTCGGACGAACGGTAGCTTCAGGATCGCCTCAATCCCTGCCACTCTCGTCCTCCACTGCCGCACGGCCCGCCAAAGCGGCGGCTTCGGTCGCTTCCGCGATCACCCGATCAATACCAGTTACGTCGATTTCGCCAAAGCCGGTGCGGATCATTTCTCCTAGCTCTTCGAGACTGCCAGCTTTGGCAATCATGACCTCCAGCTGACCCATGACCTTTTGCATCTCGGGGTCGGCTTTGGCGGCGAGCATGATCGCCAAAGCGTCTGAAACGCTCGCAGGCCCAGAAATCGCCGCTGGAGGCCCTGAAGCGGATTGCAGCGCCATCCGGCCCGCAACGGTCGTCCCTGCCTTTAATTTCGCAGGAGAGGCGTTTAAGCGGTCGATTTGACCGCCGAGTGTGGGTGCAGTTTCAGCTTTGGTCGGCGAAGCCAACAACTCCTCCCCTTCCTCAGGCTCTGGGAGCTTGAGTTTCTCGCGGATGCCCTTGGCTCCGACACGCAGGCCGAGTGGGACCAACTGAGCGACAGCGTCGACCATCGCTTTCATGTCCTCCGGCTCCGGACGCTCGATCTTGAGGATCGGCGGCTTGACGTTTTCGCCCCATTCGAGTTTCGCCCAGGGCGTAATGAGATCGCGGTTCAGGATCGCCGCCAGTTGCTTGGCGTCCGCGCGCTCGATGTCCTCCTGTACCTGGCGATGTTCCTTGCCAGACCCCAGACCACCGATCTTTGCATCGGTCGTCGCGGTCTGTCCTAGAACAGCCTTCGAAATCTGGCTGTCATACCAGTCGGCGCGCTTCTGATAGAGCCCGTCCGACGTCGCGCCCGCATTGGTTTCAACAAAGTCGATAGACATGCTGGCCGGGATCATGGCGGCACAGTCACCAGCGATATTGGCAATCGCCCGGAACAGTTCATCTTTGTCGGCCTGGGATGCGCCCGGTCCGTACTTGCCGACCCGGATCGGCTGCCCATAGGTGGCGGTAAAGATCGCCCAGTCGCGTTCAGTGAACTTCTTGAACATGTAGGCCCAAGCCGCAATTCGGCTCAGGCCGCCCCGGATCGGCAGACCTGATTTGGCCTGCATGTTGCCCCGAATGAACTTGAACGGCGTCAGTGGGACGTCTTGCCCACCGTCGCCGATCAGGACGGGAGTGCGCAGATTGCTCTGTTCAAAACGGAACCAGCGGGGGTCGCGCCATTCGATGGCCTTGGGCCACCAGTTGCCTGACGATGTGTCCCAGAGGATTTCGCTGAAGGACACGCCCTTGCCGAGGCAGTCAAGCAGGTGAAACAGCTCCTCGTCGAGCTCGCCGCGCTCGAGCCAGCCGCGCATGTAGTCGGCGTGTTCAACGTCTGCAGGGTCATCGCTGGCCGCCTCAATCGACAGGCCGATCTGCACGACGCTCCGTTTGCGTGTTCCAAGCACGCCCACATAGTGAAGGTCGCGCTCTTCGATCAGCTCAGCCAATTCGAAGTATTGCAGCGGGTTTCCCTGATCGGCCTGCTGAAGGATTGATGCAAGGCGCTCCGGGTCGAGACCGTTAGCAGGATAGCCTGAAATCGGAGAGCGGACGCCGGTGATCGTCGGCCCCGCCTGTTCTCGGGTCAACTCGCTCCGTCGCACCGGTTGGCCGTACTGGTCGAGCAATGCCATCAAACAAATCCTCCAAGGTCACGGCGGCGCAGTCCGCCGCCAAACATGCCCGATGCCTTCGTGTCGTCGTCGTGGTTTGGCTGGTCGAACAGCCGACCAGGTTGGCGGGCCTTGCCGGGAACAACCGGCGTGTAAGCATATTCTGCCCATTGCTCGCGGCTGGCGTAGTGCGCCAGCGCCAGACCGATGGCAAAGTCACCGTGCCGCCGCTTTCCCTTTACGCCTTCCCTCAAGGCCGGAACGCGCGGAACGCCGCGCACCACCTTGACGGATCGCAGATCGGTCAGGTGCTCGTCGTCAACGATCAAAGCGATTGTGTCGTCCTCGAACGCTGTTTTGAGCGGCGGCATGTTCAGCCGGTACCACTCTTCAGTGAACTTGATCGCCAACACGAGGCCCGAGCCGTCAGGCCCATCGCGCAGACCAAACAACCGGCCCATATCCTCGGCGACGGTCCAACCCATGCCGGTCGCGTCAAAGGCCGCGCCGACCAGGCGCGGTTGGACATGCTCCAGCACCATCCGGGTGATCAGCTTCTGCTCGTCACCGGGCACATTGCGAAGCTCGAAGGTCAATGCTTCAACGCGCCTTAAAAGGGGCGTTAAACCCAGCAGCGAGCCGACCGTCAGATCCGCTACGCGGGCAAAGTCGAAACCGAACGCGTAGCGCAGTAACAGGTCCAGTGCGGCGAGCGCCTCCTTCAGCTCCGCCAGAAATGGTGCCATCAGCGCCAATTGTTCGACGCGCGGACGCTGCAGATAATCGGCCGGAAGTTCCAGCCGCAGCACCTTGGCTTTAACCGTCATCCGCGCCTCGATCAGCGGCGCGGTCAACCAAGCCCCCGAGCTTTGGGACGGGATACAAAATAGTTCTTCGTCCGCCCCGTCACCGTAAAAGTCAATGATCTCCTGCCGCCATGCGGCTTCGCCTTCAATGGTCCACTCTTTGCCAGTGACCAGACAGATGCGCTGATAGAGCCCGGCCTTCAGGGCGTCATCGAAGTCGATCCGCAGGTGAGTGTATTTCGAGCGGCCTGCCAGAATGTCCTGGACGAGCTGGTTGAAATAGTTGTCGGCACCATCATGTGTCGAACAGACAACGACCTGGCCGCCCCACATCAGGAAGGCCAGCGCGGCCTTCATCAGCTCTGCCAAGCTATCGACGAAGGCCGCCTC